AAGGGAATAATGTTCTTGTAGAATTATCAACACCACCAGACGGTTCTTACATTAAACTACAACCACATAAAACCGAATTTATAGAATTACCAGACCCAAAAGCACTATTAGAAAAAGCCCTTAGTCTTAATTATCCTGTAGTAACTGAAGGTCATACCATAACAATTCAAAACCCAGATACAAATAAAGTATATCACGTAGATATAGTAAAAACAGAACCATCATCTATTATAAAAATTATAGATGTTAATGTTAATGTAGATTTTGACCCACCATTAGATTACGTCCCACCCCCTATTGTAGAAAAATATGACGAAGAACGATTTCCGGGCAAGGGACATAAATTGGGCTCAGCTTGAAAAATTGAATTGAAAGTAATGTAATTAACTTTTTTATTCCAAACGCACCCAGATACTGAATATCATTTACAACCAGCAATAACCATAAACATGAATCCATCCCCTAAAACCATTACAAAACTATTAATCCAAAAAGGTCTTCCCGAATCAATCATTTACCAAATTATCCGCTTGTTCTACCACGAAGAACATCAATGGCGACTTAAACGGTGCTTCGAAGATATAATGAACAAGGCGTTCAGCCATGAAGGAGTATGTCACGCCGACATTGAAAGCGCCGTTATGTGGTATTATCAGTGTAACTGCTGTGAACGACATAGTTATAATAAAGCCGTTATTCATGACGATGACCTCATTATAGTCACCAAATCTTGCGTCTTTAAGGGTTGGAGATACGACACCGACCAACACCAATGTAGGTGCGTTTGCCGCCATACAGGCAGAATGTTAGCAAGAGAATTTCTTGAGAGAAAAAATCCTGCCAAACCTTACCTTATGATGCCTCCCGTGAATGGAACACACCGACCCGTTAGTTTGGGTATTCGTGGAACACTTGAAATAGGACAACATGAAATTCACGACAATGGTGGTCCTGACCCCGACGACCCCGCGTACTACGATTATATGATAGCACATTACCCTCATTTGGTGGGCATTGCGGAGGGCGGATGGTAAGTTCCCATGCTGACCTGCGGACAGGATAAATTATAAAATTGAATTAAAAACTAACCCTTTTTTAATTCAATATACCATGTCTTTCATACCTACAATTGAAGAAAAACTAGAAATAGATAAAAAAGAAATCATTAGAGTAATGTTAGCTCATTCACAAGCCAAATATATGGTTCAAGTATTAAAAAAAGGACCACCAAAAGATTTGGGTTATATGTGGGGTTTAAATGAACCTGACTATTGGACCGAACAAGAAAAAGCCGCAATTAATATAATGCATATTTGGGTGTTACAAAAAGGTTGGGAAAGTAGTGGATATGCTATTATGTTCAGATCATTAGAAAAGGAAATAAAAAATATTAATTTAAGATTTTTAAATAGCGAACCCTAACTTCTTATACATACGCATTCAATATCTCTAGTCTAATTTTATGTTTTAACCTTGATTCATCTCTAAACACGTAAATTTTAAATTCATAAGAAGAATTCAAATTCATATCGTGCCTTGTTGTTATCCTATTGGTCATCTTTATTTCCGGCAAATACACCATATACTGATATAACGCATCGTTTCTTAGTATTTTATCAAAAATATAACCCCTATATTTTTTTTTTGTTATATTTTCATCTTCCTGACACATACTTAATAAAGAACACTCGTTTTGAACTCTTCTTATAGACCGCATTGTTTGATTTATATAATCTACCGATTCGTCACTTGTCCATTTATTATAAAATCCCAGGGCTTCCCCTTCTAATTTCACCAAACCCAATACATCTTGCAATTTCAATATATTAAGTAAATCAGGCAACCTTCTAATTGGGCTTGTAATATGAACATAAGCATCAAAATCCAACATATCATGAGACTCTAAATTATCATACTTAGTATATTTACCACCAAAAGAATGCCATATCTTCAAAAATTTACCAACTTCATCAGGAACACTCTCAGGTGGTTTATAGGAATGATTTAATTTTGCTGACCTATATATACCAGTGTTGTGAGATTTTAATTCTCTCGCACTATAATAATTCATTAATATCATCAAATATGCTATCATGTCGTGTGTGGTATTTATATTATCAACATATTTACAACTTTTATTTAAATTTTTAACCATCTTATACGTTTCCAATACTTTTTCATTTTCCAATTCGTTTGTATCGTATCTATAATTTTTTCTCACTTTTATTTTTGTATTCAAAAATCTATGATGCACAATTTTCCAATCTTCTTCTTCTTTCTCGAGAATCAAATCTAATGTAAAAGCAAATCTATAATCATTCTCAGTTAAACTACATATAGCATCCGATAATACAGTAGGCAACATCGGCCTTTTCCTATCCGGTAAATAAATCGTAGATATTCTTTCTGAAAAACTATTCCACAATCCCAATAAACCAAACCAAAAGCTAACATTAGAAATGTATATACTCAAAACCGCTTTGTCCCTATTTATAACTATACCAAAAGCATCATCAAAATCCTTACTCGTCGTAGGATCAATTGTGTATATTTCATTAATAGTTCTATCTTCAAAATCTACAAATGTATCCATATGTTTTATATGTTGTTCTTCTGTAAACATTCTAAGTTTCCTTTTCGTATCTTTATTGAATTTTTGTATAGAAGCATATAAACTTTTACAATATAATTGGTATTCGTAAAAACTATATAATATACTAACATCGCCCAAATTATTTGTAAGTCTTCCCGATGGATGTTTCCCCGCCCAACTATGAAATTTGAAAGTTACATATTTATTACGCCTTGTTTTCTCGAAAAATGTCTTATTCGCATACGGAATTACGAATATGGGCAATCTTCTATCATCTGGAATACATTTATAATAAAATTTATCTTTAGATTTTCCATAAGTCTTATTATTTTCCAAAACCAACACACCCGGTATATTTTTCATAGACCTTACAGACGAATGTAATATTTTCATTAAAGTAGGACAACTTTTATCCGCTGATATTATATCCTGATTGAATAATTTATTGAATACCGGATTTATTTCCGGTTGATATTCGGACTCTTTCATTGTTTTTAAATCCAAATAGCAATATTTTGTATATTGTCCATCTTCTACGTTTAATTTGTATTGTTGCATTTTTGAGTGTTCTTCTTCACGCACTACGTACTCCATTTCATATATTTATACATTTGTCTATAAATATATTTTAATTCAATTTTATTGTTTAAACATGAATCCTGCCCATAAAAGACCAAATGTATACAAAGGCAATACGGGTAATAATTTCCAAAATCTTTCGGGGTGATTTATTTCATTATAAGTCAATATACTGGCCACGATAATACGATTGCCGCCGTACCATATTTTTTGAACTATTTTCCATCTTTTTAATTTTTCACCACCAGGATCCGTTTTCAAATAATGATAAACAAAATAAGTCGGAATATTGCTTAATTCGCCAACTCCAAGAACATTAAACCAATTGTATTTCAATGGAGACAAACTCATATAATATAAACAAGCAATATGATGGTAATAATATAATAAATTCATTAAGTTAATTTTTCTATTCTTAAATAAATAAAGTATATCAAATAAAAAATATCCACCACTATTCATTATCATCATAGTTGGTGTCCCAAATAACCATATAATACTTGCCGTTTTCGCATGGCTCATTGCCGTATAATTCATAGCCAATTTTTTTGTAGTATATTTTTCCAATACGTAATTTAATACTTTATATGATATTAATCCTATTATTGTTTTTTCCATTATAAAAAAAATAACAATACCTTTAAATCTGTTTAAAAAATTCATAAACATCAAATAAAAGATAACATATAATCCGTTAAATAAGTATCGCCTGTTGTATAACGCCCCACTATCTTTTCCATATGTAACATTTCTATTGCCCGTTTTATATTAATAAAATTAAATATCATCTCATAAAATACTTGGCTAAAACTTGTTACACAAGTCCAGTTACTCCCACTTAACACGCTGGAACAAACCAAGCAACAGTTTTTTGGTGCTTCCAGATGCTTCTTATATTTTATAAATAAATTACTGCAATAATGACGCATTAAATTTTTATCTTTGAAAATTATTTTTGGTGGTTTAAATGGGTATTCACCCATATCCGTTATTTTCATATTTAAAAAATTATTTGTTTTTTCAAAAAGAAATGTTATTGGATATCCAAAACACGACAATTGGTTTTTGGGGTCATAATTATGTTGATAATCATAATTTAATAAAAATTCATTTATGTCTGTTTTCATAACATATACCTTATACCCTAATACATTGTATTCTGAAGGTATTTTATTTATCTCCTTTCTAAAACGCCTATACAATATTCTTGGTTTTTGTCCTATTTCTTCCATTCTCGTTATATTACTCTAATGCTATTTCTTTTTTAACTTCTTGTTGTACAATCTTTTGCAGTCCCTTCTTTTTACTCAATGGTTTTAATACAAGCTCTGGTCTAACAGGTTGAACCTCCTTCTTTTTTAAATAATTATTCGTCTCGTTTAATTTTGTAACTATATTATGTTTTATATTTTGACCTTGTAGAACGGTCATACCTATTTCAGGTAGTATTGCTAATGTATTCATTAATGTTTGATAACTCATAGAACATACACTGGGGGTCCCCATAAATTTCATACTATAAAACCAATATGGAGGTATAACTATTATTGTTCCCGATTGTATTGTAACGTCTAAAGATTTTACCTTATCGAAATCTCTCTGGTATTTCTCCTGAACATTCCACGGATTTACAGGCGATCTAAATTCATAATTATCATAATCTTTTTCCACAAACAAATACCTTTTATTATATGGAGGTATCAATTTTATATCCACCTGACCACCAGTAACATAAAAATAATTTCTATGATTTAAATTGTATCTTAATGGTGTATATGAACCATTTGAGCCAGATAAAAAATCATATTCACATTTAGAAACCATCGGTGGTCTTAAAAAAGAATCATTGTATGCAAATGTCTTTCTTACACCCGTTTCTTCTAAAAAATCATTATTATTTTCCGTTATATATTTAGAATTATTATCACCATCAAAAACTGCCCTCACCTCCTTTGTTATAAATGGTAAATGTAATTCGGTATTTTCATCAAAATTTTTAATATCCCTGAGTTTTAAATCAAAAGCCCCATATTTATGTTCTAACATATCAAAATTTATATTTGTCGTAATATCATCATTATTATAATCAAATATTACTGGTTGTTTTAAACCACAAATCTCCTCCAGTTTATCTTTAGAAGGTCTCTCTATTGTATATACTTCTAAATCATTACTCACATTCAAATGATGCGTAATATGTAAATATAAAAACAATACTACACAAAAAATTACAACACTAAACAGTTCTTTCATAATTAATATTATTTTAGATATGAAATATTTATTTTTTCCGTAATTATATATATATATATATATGAGCGAGTGTTGTCATGAAATGCATATTACTAAAAGTAAATTCATAATTTTGTTTAATTATAGAAAAAGTGCTAAAACTGTCCTTATAGAATCTTATATTAATAATGGAACAGTAGATGAAAAATCAGATACATTGGGTATATCACATTTATTAGAACACGTTTGTGTTGATGGTTGGAAAGGTTGTAAGAATAAATCTTGTAGCAAACATTTTAAACCCCAAGGAGCCATTATTAATGCATCTACAGGACAAACATATATTAACTATTGGATTAAAGGTCTCCCCGAATTTACATGTGAAATGCTCGATTATATTCTGGCTATTTCCACAAATCCCGATGTCGATGCAACACGATTAAAAAAAGAAAAAATTGCTGTTGAAAATGAATTAAAAATTCACGAACAACATCCTCAAATTGGTTTATATAGTGTATTAAACCATATGTTATTTCTTCCTGAAGGATTACAAGAACAAGATAATATAAAGGCACAAATAGATTTACTTCCTAAATTAACACCTAAAATGTTAAGAACATGGGCCAAAGATTATTATGGTTCCGGTAATACTGTTATTTCCATAACAGGCAATTTTAATAGAACAAAATTATTAAAAAGAATCAAAACAAAATTACAAAAAGAACCCCAACCACGAATAAGACCTTATTATAAAAATATTTTTAAAGCTGGGATTGATGTTCAATATCATCAAAATAAACATATTGATAATTCCACCATTTTCTTCGCTTTTTGGTCTCCACTTTTTTTCAAAGACAAAGAAATATACTTTATCGAACTATTTAAGGAACTTATTAATACAGGCACCACGTCATTATTATTCGATAGATTGAGAGAACAAAAAAATCTTATTTATAATATCCAATTGGATAATTATACTATGCCTTACGGTTCTTATTTATTAATTGAAATATCTTGTAAAAATAAACACATCAAAGAAGTAGTCACTGAAACACTTAAACTTCTCAAAAAATTAGCAGGTAATAAATTCACAAAAAAAGATTTTGATGCTGTTAAAAGAAGTTATAGAATAAGTTACCACCAAGACGCTAAAAATAATGATTATTATTCAACCCATTATGCCGAACAATATATAAACCAATTGTTTAATCTAACCGAAAATACTCAAATAGTAAGCCCTAAACAGGTTTTAGAAAGCATTAAAAAAGTAAGAAAGCAAGAATTCGCCGCCTTCATCAACAAATTAATCCTATTTTCTAATTTAAAAGTTGCTTACCAAGGTAAAAAAGAAGAACCCGGATTATTAGATCTGGTTACAAAACTAATTGATTAAATATATTTAAAACATATTGATAAATATATTTCACTAATACTTATTCATCATCTACTTTTGGAGCCAAATAAAATCCCAAATAATTTCTCTTTTTTATTTCCTCGTCATCTTCATCATCTCCAATGCATTGTTTTTTATTACTATTATCCATCCAATGACTCATATCATATACCATCTTTAAAGGAACACCATCTTTTAAATGAACACATACATTCTTGTTTATTTTCGCAAACTTACTATATAATAAACAATATTTTAAGGAATATCTATGTTTTATTACAGTATCTTCAGTAAGAGCATATTCCACAATGTCTTCCTCTTTCATTCTTACTCTCATACCAGAAGGTTGCCCACCCTGGTCACACGTATTTACATAAATGTAATCGTCGGTCCCTAATTCTATATCAATACTATCGCCAAATAATTCACCTTCGGCCATTAAATTATTAAATTCTTTAGAACTCATTGTTATATCCGCATCATATTCTACATCGGGTATCTCCATCAATTCCACATCTATATCCATTAATCTCATTTCAAACATTTTATCGTGACCCGTTCCTTCGAATTTAATTATTAAATTTTCTGTTGAATTTTCCATATATGAAAATTCTACATATTGTCCAGCACTATAACAACTCATAATTCTCGATAATATTTCACAATTAATTCCTATATCATAATGAAATTTTTCAGAACCTTTCCAGTCATCAAACCAAGCCTTCTCCAATTTCAATTCAAATAAGCCAACATGCGACGCATCCATCCCCTGAATGTATAATCCAAGCTCACATAACCCGATATTAACATCTGTTACTAATTGTTTCATATGTTTCATGATTGCTATAAATTTTGTAATTTTATCCTTTTGATGTATGGTAAACTTCATTTTATTTATATTATTAAAATGAACTTTAAATCAATTTTATTTATGCTTCACCCGCCTCAACTTGTGCTATCGCTTGGGCAACTACGTCTTTTATAGTTCCTTCATTCATCTCATCCTCCTGTTCTGTAGCCTCTTCAATATTTAATGTTATTTGAGAAGGTTTTTTTACTGGTTCGTGCGAAATAGCTTTATCCGAGCCTCCCAACTTATCCTCTAATGCTTCTACTTTCAGTTTTAATTCCAAAACTTCGTCTTTTAATCCCATCACCACACGTTGAACCTCTACATCATGCCTACTTTGTAATTGTGTCCACAATGAATCCTTTAAATCTTCAATCATTCTATCGTCTAATGAATTCATTCTGGCACAACCATTCTGTATCATATCCAAATGTTCCATTCGCAATGATAATGTTTCTAAAGTATTTAATCTAATTTCGTGTCTTGTTATTAATCTCATAGCTTGGTTAGGTGCCGTTTTTTCAGCTTCTTCTAAACGGGCATTCTTAACAGCTAAAGCATCTAAATCATTCATTTGTGTTTGCGAACCCAAATTATTGTCCATAACTCTTACCGTAGCCGTTGAATTATTCAATTGTACGCCATTATTCTGTGAAACTACTGAATTCTGTTGATTCATCGAATTCTGTTGCGTCATTATATTCGGGTTATATGTTGGTGCTGGACCACCTGAAACAACATTTCCATTCCAACTCATTGTAGCATATTGACCTACATTTGGAGATCCCCCTCTCTCCCCTCGCCCAATTTTGCATGTTGATTGCCCCGGCCTCAAACCAGTTCCTTTTAGTCTTCTATCAAACCTACTCATATATTCCTAAATGATATATTTTATTAGAACTATGCACGCATTTTCATATTTATTTTTTTATGACTTACATATCCACTTATTACAAAATCTTCCACTTGGTAATCATCTATATATTCTCTCTTCTCCTTTATTCTTAATATTGGAAATAATTCTGGTTCATTTTCTAATTGTTTTTTCAATGGCTCTATATGTTCTTCGTATATATGTGCATTCCCTACAAAATGTATTAATTCTGATGCTTTTAATCCACAATGATGAGCCAATATATGCGTTAAAAATGAATAACTTGCTATATTAAAAGGCAAGCCCAAACCAACATCTGCACTTCTTTGATACAAAGTACATATCAATTTATCTTCACCCACAACATGAAATTGAGATAAAACATGACAAGGCGGTAAAGCCATCTCATTCAATTGGCAAGGATTCCAAGCAGACATTATGATTCGTCTTGAATATTTATCATTCTTCAAATCTTTTACTACCCTACTCAATTGATCCACTCCCATCCCCCCATAATTATATTTACTTGTATAATATGGAGCATTAAAATGTCGCCATTGATGACCATATACAGGTCCTAAATCATTCTCTTTCATTCTGGTCAAACCTCTACTGTCTAAAAATTCTCGGGATGCATTATCATTCCATATTTTTACACCTTGACTTTTTAATATATTATTATCCGTTTCCCCTCTCATAAACCATAATAACTCCTTTAAACAACTTTTCCAAGCCAATCTTTTTGTAGTCATTAGTGGCATTATAGGTTTGTCATTTCTATCTTCATCGTATAATTGAAATCGCATGGTAGATCCAATTTGCGTTAAAACATTCCCATTTCTACCTTTTTCTTTGTACCCATGCTTTAATATATGATCAACCAATTCCAAATATTGTTTTTCAGGATGTTTTATTCGCGACATATTTCTTAACGTAAACATTTTATTTAGTAATATCGCATTCTCTTTAAATTTCTTATCTAATTATAAATCATATGGACGATGTAAATAGTGCTATGAGTCAATCCGCCGGTGTATCGGGAAAAGGATTTATAAATCATGTATTTAATTTTAATACGGAAACAAAAACAGAATTAATGAATTTGGGTCAATATCTCGCTCTTGTTTTATTGCCCCTGACTTTTTTAAATAATTTTGTTGAAACTCTCGTACCAAAAGTAGATGAAAGTAGAGGTTCTCTCGAAATTTTATTTGAAGTCTTGGGTCACTTAAAGCTACTTCTTTTATCTGTTTTCTTGGTAGATAGAATAGCTCAATATGTTCCTACCTATTCGGGAAAAGAAATGAACTCTATTAGTTTAGCAACTTTAGTAATTGTATTCGTAATGTTTACAACAAAAACAAGACAAAAATTAGACCTTTTATATACCAGATTATCCAATTCTTGGAATGGTGAATCAGGAGAAAATAAAAAACAACCCAATGGTAAAGGTGGTCCAGTTCAACAAAAACCACAAGTTACTGTTTCACAACCTATAACAGGCATGCCTAACCCAATTTCTTCACCTCCGCCTTCAAAACCTGATTTAATGGCCCATCATCAACAAATGACGCCACAACAACCAGATATCGCAATGGGTTTAAATGCTAACCCTGGTGCCGCCAATAACATGTATAATAATCAAGGTTTCGGCGGAATGCAAGGAGCAGCATCTCCAGGTGTCCAGGAACCAATGGCCGCTAATGGAGCTTTCGGTGGAGCTTTCGGTTCCGCATTTTAACCCACATATCTCTAAATACATATTTAAAGATTTATCAACGTATCATAAGATATTAAATATGTATAATTGGATCATCATCGTAGGCGGAATTTTCGCATTTTTTGCTGCTATGGGTATCGGCGCTTATTAATGGGGTCACACGTGACTAACACTATAAGAAAGGGTATAGCCGATTATAAATGTTTTGAAGAACAACCCGAACTGTTTAATATATTAATTATTTTTGTAATTAATATATGGTGAATAAAAAAAACTTTCTCCACTTTTCATTTATTTTAAATTACAACAAACCTCCCCTGAATACAGACTCGTTCCAAGTATCCCAAACGCCGTTATTTGCTAATACCACATCAATACCTTTCTCCGCTATCAACGCATCCATTTCGTCATCAATTTTACAACATTGGAGCCATCGCTTCTCGTTGATAGTCCAACGAAATCTATGGCCTTCCCCTCTTTCCCAAAACTGCTCACACATTTTTTCGAAGCCTGCTGTTTGCTTATCCAATGGGTGGTGCCAATAATTACGGTCCTTAAAGGGTTCTATTTCCTTAACTTGTGTTGTCTCTGCCCACTTGACACGCTTTCCATTCTTCTTCTTCGGTTTAGGTCGCACATCGTCGTTATGGGTAGTCGTTGCCTCTTCCTTAATTGTATGAATACGATGATTGAAGACGTTCTCTTCAGTCATTCTATCAAATTCTAAGTCGGCAAGTGTAAGGGGTGAAGGACGGTTATATAGAGCAGCCATCATGTTTTTTAGTTAGATTTTAATTTCAATAGTAAGAGCAAGGTAATTGGTTGTGATTAAATAACATACAAGGTCTAAAAACAATTCAATTTTTCAATTTGACAAGGTACCTTGACCCCACGCACTAATTATATTTTTAATTTATTTAAAATAATATGTTTATATTAAATAAATGAACGAACCAAAAGAATTAACCAGACAAACATCATTCGACGTCATACGAGATGATGGCGAAAAACTATTAAACAATAATGAATTCTTTAAAGACTTATCCGGAATAATGGAAAATGAACTTTTCAGAAAGTTCTTTCAAAAATATTTTTATAATTCCACTGAATCCAAAATAACTCTTATTTACATGACTTTATACAATGAATTCAAAACCAAATGGAAAGAATTAAACGATACTGAACTTGATAAACGTATCAATGTATTCTTATTATGGAGAATCATGAAAGATAGAAAAACTAATAAGTTCGCCATTGAAACTGTAATGAATAAAATGGAAAATCCAAATAATACTGATATTTTCAATGAATTAAAAGAATTTATTCATATTAGCGATACTACATTAAAACTTAAAGATTAATCTATCTCTTCTTCTACTTTCAAATCATCCATCGCATCTTTTAACATTATATCTTTTGATATTTTCTTTTTCACTTCTTTCACATTCTTATCCATCTTATGTTTATCGCCACAACCATACATTATTTTTTCCATAAATTTTGTATATTTTGTTTGTAATCTCTCATCATCCATAAAATTTGGATGGTTATCTTCCCATTCTTTTAAAGCCTGTAATTGCTTTATTTGAATTTGTCTAACTGATTTTTCCATCTCTTTATCGCCAGACTTCTGTGTCCATTCCTCTCCTTCTTTTATATAAAAATGTTGCCTTCTATGATCACTACAATGTATTGGTCTTTCTGTTGGTTCCAGGTTTTTCAATTGTTTTGTTATAATATTTGATAAACCCTCCGCGCTTGTTGTTCTATCTTGAAACAATACATCTTCCAATTGAACTGTTATTTGGTTTACAAAATCAGTCAAATTCATAGCATCTTTACAGTGCTCATTCAAATACAAATTAACCGTTAGGTTTTTATTATTACAATTATTAAAATTATTTGTATTATTATTTGTTGTATTTCCCTTGGTTTTCAAAATATCAATTATTTGATCTTTGTGTTTCAATTCTTTTTCCAACATTTCAATTTTTAGGGCATTAATTTCAGCGTCTTTTTCTAAAATTTCGGTTTGGGGTTTTTCTGTGTTATCATTTTCAAATGGTAACATGGTAACTTTTTCACCCTTTTCAACACTTTTATTTAAAAAATAGTTGCAAGTTTTCTGGTGACGTGATAAACCGCTGCGATGTTTATACGCTTTTCTACAAGATTCGCACCGAAATCCCACAAAACTGGGTTTTATGTTACCATGTCTCCCCTTCAAACATTTTGCAGTTAATTTATGTCTCTTGTAATCTTTTTTATTACTGCATCTAAAGTCACATTTTTCACAATAATAATCTACTTTTTTTTTATGGGGTTTTTTTCTAGGGTTTTTGGGTAATTCCATTATATAATATGATAATAATAAAAAACCCCTAAATCCTTTTTTATTTTAATTAATTAGTGCCTTTTTTTAAGTTCAGTCACAAAAGTGAAAAATAAATTTTCAAAAATTACCTACATCTACCGAGACAAGTTGAGGGTTGGAGGGTTTTAGGGCAAATGTTTGTGTTCAGAAATATAGAGATGCACATTTCATTCGACATTTGAAATGTGCATATTGAAAATCATGATGTAAAATAATTACACTATTTTGTCAAACCCTACTAAAAAAAAGACACTATAAAAAAACCAATTAAGACGTATTATCGTAACAAGCTATTTTGCAACTTATAAAAATTTAGCGGGATTAAGGGATACGATTTGAACGAAAATCCGATCGTTACGACATTCAGTAACAAATATTTTTGCAACTAAAAAGTGTGGTAAGCATGCAGCGAGATTTTAGTAGTTGCAAGTTTTCTTATCATAATCAGTAATAGAAAAAAAAGTAGTTAAAAAAAGTTGGATTATGCTGTCAAAATTCACGATTTCGTTTTTTTCGCATTTTGTTATCATAAATCATAATAAAAAAGTTGAGTAGTAAAATATTTTTTTTTATGCAGTCATTTTTCACGATTTCGTTTTTTTCGCATTTTGTTATCATAAATCATAATAAAAAAGTTGAGTAGTAAAATATTTTTTTTTATGCAGCGAAATTACATTTGAGATTGAACTCCATAAATTCCGCGATATTCAAAAGATAGATTTGGAGTTTCAAAATGAGGGATTCTATCTCCAAGTTTATTGATAGAGAATTCATAATTTTCAGGAGCCAAAACACCAATAATAACCTCACCACAAACTCTATGAGGAATCCATACGTCTTCGGCATCCAAACTGTCGTCTAACAATTTCATAATCCAATCTCCCCCGATTGTTTTATTTTCACCAGGAAGAGCGTCGCGTGAGCTTATTTTATAAAATTTCAAGTCATATTTATAAGTCTTTTCCAATTCATCTTCTTGCCATTTCTTTTTACCACCAGCATTTATTCGCAAATATTTATTTTTACAATCATATGGTAGATTTTGTCCTTCGCCTTGATTCCAATGAGCATTATCCCATTGTTTTTCGGTCATATATTTGTATATAGTATTTGGGGAATCCGGTTCATCATTTACTCTGTTGATGGCTTCCATATATTCCCAAGACCATATATCATCAATGGTTTTTCCTTCTTCGGCGAATGGCGATTCATCAATGTCCATTGGTTCCGACTCATCTTGTTTCAATATTCCACCATTAATAGTAGTTTTACGATAGTTAGCTTTATCATTCATTTCGGTCATGTTTGTAGTTACAATAGAAGTCATATTTTACCTATCCAAATAATATAAAAACGAATCAATTTTATATTATTTTTGCTCCTTGCGAATGAAAAAATACCACTAATCACCTGGCCTATTTCCAATTTTTTATTTTCTTTTATATTTTTTATTTTTTATATTATAATTAAATTAGAAATGCGAACTATATAGACACAGCATACCATAAGCCGCGCGATGCTTTTCCCATTCATCTGAATCCATTTTATTCACCCAATTTTCCGCTTTACCGGTCCAAACCGTGTTCAACTCTTTAAGGACTTCGTGATTAGGAGAACATTCGTGTTTTGATTCTAATTCTAACCACCTATAAAACCCACCATCACTATTTTCCCAATCGTGCTTCCTTAAAGCCTTTTCGTATAGCTTTCTTGGATCGCTTGGCTTTTTGGCGCGCACCTTAACATTTCCTACGGCGATTGCCTTTTTAAGGGATTTCTCAGCAGCTTTCTTTTCCCTTTCTAATTTCTTAGCAGCTCTTTCTGCCTTAATTTCAGCCTTACGCTTCATTCTGGTTTCATATGCTGGTCGCCTCTTATCCCACTTAGTTAAGCTCCTATACTTATCCGCACCGGCAGAGTGTCTTAAGGTATATAAACTACTTTTCTTCCAATCCGCACCTACACTCTTTTCACTCATAATATATACATCTCCACTATTAAGGTGAATATCAATGGATTTGCCTACGGGCATTCCATCCTTAAACCATTGCCATCTCATCGGATAGTTCCAACCGCCTATACTAAGGCATATAACAACTACCCGTTCAGTATCGCCGTGGAACCCTATGCCGGTTGTTTTAAGGTCATAATAGCGATTGCCTTCAACTACATTAATTATTACTTTAGTTTTACTACCGATATCAATTAACCCTTTTGCTATATCATCTCGTAGTCTTTCAATGGCGGAATTAAGGAGCTTCATCTTTTTAAGGTCGTAAATAGTTCCCTTACCTTCAAATACGGCTGGCTCCTGTTCTCTATCAGGCACAAAGCATAGATTAGTTCTTGCTCGTTTATTCATTCTCTTGCCTCGCACCTTAACCTCTTCACCATCAACAATTTCTGTTCTATACTTATTCGGATCCAAATACTCAGCATCCCATCTAATCGGTGCCATTTCCTTATAAATCTCAACATCGCTTTCGTGACCACCGTGCCAGTTTGCGATATAATTCCTTAAAAGTAGGACTCTTGCTTGGTCATCTTCCCCCAAATCATTAACAGTATCGTTCAAACTCAACGCATTAAGGTCCAATACCGCGACGGGTCTGGTTCCATATTTATCCATAGCCAATTGAGTCTTGTCTTCAAAATAAGGACCCAATCCCTCAATGTCGGCAGCCGTGAAGCCTTCGCCCTTAAACGGCATACGTCCAATTATCTCCATGCCCCTATTATTCTCGCCTCCAGGAGCACAAGTTAAGGACATTCGCTCACTTTCCATAAGCTTCTTGATTTCTTGATTACTTAAATTTTGCATGTTTTTCTGGTTATAATTAAGGTTTTGTTGTACAATACTCGTCATCTTAATGATTAAACTAATCATGTAAAAAACATTTCAATTTTTCAAGATTAGTCACAAGGTACCCTTGTGAAATTAATATTAATATTGATATGAAAACAGCATGTATTATTGGTATAAATATGTCGTCATTAGTTACAAATACAGAAGATATGGAATATAATTATCCAACTGAACCAGTTCCCAAAGAAGAAGCCACGTGTGGTCCGAAATCATGGAAAGAGAATAAAGAAAATTTTGAGGAAGACCCTGAATTGACCAGAATATATGAGGAAGGTCGCGAAGGTGATATCCCTGAAGCATTTGGAAGAGTATCGCCAATTTCTGTTCTTCAAGAACATAGTCCTGTTCATTTTGGAGCATATCCTATAAATATCCAAACGGATATAAACTCTCGTATAGAAAGAAATACTATAAAAATTCCTAAGATTGGACCAGGAAAACCAATTAGATTGTCTTTTGGAAATAGCGAATATATGTCTACCGATTTTGATCCAAACGATCCCGAAGATATAAAATATGCCTCAGGTAGTAATCTTACGCGCTCAGTAGCAATGGCGCTTCAAGAAAATAAGTGTGGTATATGTCAGCAAGAATATTGTGCGGAACAGGCAGGGAAAGAATGGTATCCAATCTTTAACTGGAGATTTCTCCGTAAAAGTTGTTGGATAAGTTTATGCTTAAGATACCATGATTACATTGAAGATTTAGCAATGGAAAACACAACATTAAATTTTATAAATTTTGTCCAATTGGACGAAATAGGAATAGAATTTTAATTTTCAATTCCAAGAGACATTGAATCGTCGGGATTAATAACAATAATCTTATTTTTTAATTCAGACATAACATCGGTGTGATTATTCATAACATATCTTTGTTCATCCATTTGTCTTAATTGTGTTAATCTAACTATGGTTTCGATAGGAATAATGCGATTGTTTCGCCTTCTATTTCTATTTGCAATTGTTTCGCGTTCAACAAAATCGAGTAATATATAATTTACAATATAAATTATGGAAATAAAAAATATTACAAGACAACCAAACATTAATAAGAATAAAGTAAATGAATTTAAAGTCATACATTTAGTGTAATATTATTTTTATATATAATTTAAAAATAATAAAGAATATAATTATATGACCGATTATAAAAAAAATGATTTACTACAGGCATTAGAAAATGAAAGTAATTCATCAATAATGAACCTGAATAGTAGGAAAATAAAGAAACATAAGAATGATATACTACAAAAAATAATAAAAGATAGAGAAAAACTAAAACTTTTTCATAAAAAATTAAAATATTATCGCTATTGTGGGGAATTGTGTGATTTGCAAGACGGGCATTATATACGATGGATACCTTTGAAGGACCCTGATAAAATCAATTTAACATTGGGTGGATTTTATATAGATACCGAATTTTGTAATGGATGCTTACAGATAATATGTAAAAATAGGAGGAGAAAAATAAAAGCAAAATTTGATGAGATATTAATATTTCAAAAAATTAGCAATCAAGAAGCAGTCATATTGAGCGTATTGGACTATTTGGATAAAAATTAATTATATACACAATTAATATATGAAACGCGGAGTGGTATTTGATATGGATAAATGTATAGGTTATTTTACACAAATAGCAATGTATCAAGACATAATAGAAGAATTGACGCGACCATTAAAGGTTAATGAATATTTTGATTTATTTAATATGTTTCCGGAAATATTTAGACCAGGTATATTTAATGTGTTTAGATATTTGGCGAAGGAGAAGAAGAAAGGAAGACTGAAAGTGATAATATATACAAATAATAATGGTCCGCCAAGTTGGGCAGCAAATATAAGAAAATATATAGAATATAAAATTAAAAATAAATTATTCGATAGAACAATAAAAGGGTGGAAATATGATAAAAAGATAGTAGAAAAGAATAGAAGTGGTTATGCGAAAACATGGAAAGATTTACTGGATTGTACACAATTAAACAAACATGATAGAGTAATATTTTTTGATGATAGAGATGAACATGATGGAATGAGACATAAAAATGTAGATTATCAAGAAGTGAAACCATATAAGACGGATATAACCCACGAAGTTTTTGTGAAACGATTTATGAGGTCAAAGTTAAAAAATAAATTAGGTTATATAGAAGAAAGTGTTTTAAAGAATATATGCGAAAGGTCGGGACATAAACCAAAAATGACGTCAATGAAATATTCAAATAATGATATAATGAAACCATTACGTGAATTTTTAAAAAGTACAAAGAAAACAAGAAAACAAAGAAGATTTAAAAAGAAAAAGACAAGAAAAGGAGGCGGTAGTACAAACCATCGAGCGAACGTCCTGACTAGGAAGCAGCTCTGGCGCGGGGTTCTCAACCCTACTCCCCGGGATGCTGAACGACGACAAAGGCGCCAACGTATGGAGGCTGAACGACGACAAAGGCGCCAACGTATGGAGGCTGAACGACAACAAAGGGAACGAAGGCACCAAAGGCACCAACGTATGGTGACAAATCTTTATAATAACCTTAATAGGATGGCGCCGCAGTCCGCCAGTGAATTTCGGCGGGTGTGGTATGCTACAGAGCAAAACAATGTACTTCATCTTGGGGAGTTGGAATCCGATTTGCGAAATCGTATTGCTGCAGCTCGTATTGCTGCAGCTCAAGACGCTATCGGTCAGGCGGATATTGCGGCAATTGATTAGTGGAACAAGATTGATTAATCCTTTTTAATATTTTTATTATTTCTGATTTTATAAATATTAAGCGAACGAGCACTGGCGTCAGTTGCTTTAATATATCTGGGCATCCAAAAATAAGGTATAATAGCTGGATCTACATTGCTGTAATATTTTTGAAAAATAAGTCTATAATAAAGCTGTTCAAGCGTTGTAGGAACATTGTGTGTGATATTTTGTTGTTGAACCAACATATCAATAATCTCTTGATCATCGTCTGGATAATCATCGCCAGAAAAGATGGTTTCTTTTACATGTTTTTTGATAATATCTGACCACGAATTAGTAGTCTTACTAACACCATCACTGAAAGCTTCTTTTGTTCTCCATAAAACCTTTTCAGGAAGCAACCCACAATCAAAAGATGAACGCAATAAAAATTTTTCACAAAACCCCTGTTTGGAATGACATCTTTGTTCAGCTGGAATAGATAAATATAAATTGACGAATTGTCTATCTAAGAAGGGTGTTCTTGCTTCAAGTCCGTGAGAAGAAATGGATTTATCAGATCTCAAAACATCATAATAAGAAATATCTTTCAATAATCTTCTACATTCTTTATCAAATAGAATAGGGTCTTTTATATAATGAAAGTAAAGGTAACCACCTGTAATTTCGTCACTACCGTCGCCATTAAAAATAACTTTAGCTTTACTATTATCTTTAATATATTTTGCGATCAACCAATTGCCCACACTGGCGCGAATTGTAGTAGTATCATAAGATTCTACATCATAAATAACACGTTCTATGGCACTTAAAAAAATTTCAGGTTTAACAATAATAGAATGATGTTCAGTGCCTATATGATTAGCAACCATTTGAGCGTATTTAATATCTTCAGAACCTTTGAATCCAATGGACCAAGTATGAAGTTTGCGACCGGTTAGTTTTTTATAATATTTACTAACTAATGCGGCGATTATACTACTATCAAGTCCGCCAGATAACAAACAGGCTATTTCCCTTTCGGTAGTATCAAAAATTCTTTTTTTTACAGCATTATCAAGGGCCGCATATATTTGCTCTTCCCAATTAAATTTGGCGTAAGTTATTTGAAAAGCATTGGGAGATGAGAATGAATAACTATTGCGATAGTAATATTTTTCTGTGCCTGAAACATTTTTGATAGAATATTTATAACAAACGCCAGGAGGGAATTGCTTAATATTATTTGGAATCATATCGACGTCTAATAATTTAGAAATACATTTAATATCTGAAGCAAATGTGATATTTTTATTAGATGTGGGTTCTGTACCATTAGACACGAAAAGTGGTCGAACACCATAAGTATCACGCGCGACATAAACAATATTTTTTTTATGGTCAATTAATACGAATGCGAAAACTCCATCAATAAATTGTAAAGTTTGTCTAATACCATATTTGTTATACATATGTAATATTATTTCACAATCGGATGCGGTTTCTTGTTGAAATGTTGGTGACATTTTGTATAATTTTTTATAGTTATATATTTCGCCATTACAGATTAATGTACAGTTGTGTAATTTTAATGGTTGATTTGATTTAACATCGGCATAACCATTAATAGCTAATCTATGAAATCCCAAAACCATATTATTTTCAATGGAGAATTCAAGTACACTTGATTCAGGGCCTCTTACCGATCCTTTTTGAAAAGCAAGTTCAACGATATCTTTATCGTGAGTATTATTTAAAATAGAGAAAATTCCGCACATTTTAGTATATATGTAACGAAATTTGATTTTAAATTAATTATTTAATTAATTAATAATATAATAATTAATATCTATGATTATTATATTATGAGTAAGTTTGAAGCATATTATTGCCAACAAGAGAGAACAACACAACTAAGTGATAGGATGTATAAAAGAAATTTAGCAGGTGGTTCTTTAGCACCACACATGATAGCACGTTCAGTATCAACAAGATTGGAGACATTACCAATGATGGATTGTAGAAAAGTAGTTCCAACATTAATGGCGAATTATTCATCATATGATAGTACGGAAACATTTCATCCTGGTTCAAGTGCGCCTTACAGCGGTTATTGTAATAATGTGGACATTGAAACACATTTAAGAAATACAATACATCCATTACAAAAAGCACCACAATCAAAATTTATACCGGATAGTTCGAGCGATTTGTTTAACACAAAACATTTCAAACAAACCCAAGGAGTTGATCCAAAAGATTTATTACAAAGACCCGAACAGTTTGATGCATTCAACCCGAATAGGTGTTTATTAGGAAAGAATTTATTTGATAATCATACAAGGCAACAAACAAAAGATGTTAAATTAAACTAAAATACTAATTATATTATAACTAATTATAACATAATTATGGATGTATCTGCTAACCCACTGGATTTAATATATTTTACAAATTCAATGTATTATAAAAGAAATAATATCAAGTACAAAGAAAATGACGAAGAATATATCAAAGATCTACAATTTTATAGAAAAAGGATACTACAAAAGACGAAGGATCTGTTACGAAATAAAGGATGTGGTGAAGAAATAGATAAAATGTTTAAAATATATGCGAAAGAATTGATAAGGGATTTTAAATTTCTTGATAAGAAGGATATAATGCAAGAGGATTATCAAAATTTAGGGAAAAATGAGAAAAAAAAAGTGTGTGTGAATTTTGAACTTGAAGAACAAAATAAATTAATGATGCGTGAAAAAAATGGGAAAGAGAAAAGTACAATAGAATCATATATTAATGTTAAAATTAAAAATAAGAATACATACAAGCCATATATACCACAGAAGAAGGTGATAAATATTACAAGTGACGATTTGAAAAATAAGGGAGTGAAAAACAAATCTAAGTAATATATAATAATGGCTATTAGGTATATAGGTGGAAGGAGTAGAAGGAAGAAGAGAAAGAGGAAAAGGGTTAAAAAAAGTAAGAAAAATAAAAAGAGTAAAACAATGAAAAAAACAAAAAAAATAAAGAAAGAAAAGAAGAATATAACGCGTAAGGATAAATGTGCTCCAAAAAAAACGGGTGAAACTTTAGAATTTACTTGTTATACAAAGGCGTCGTTGAAACATATGAAAGATTTGTGGAATGCGCGTCATCCGGATGGTATGATAACATCTACACACCCATATACTATATGGAAACAATTGGGCGATAATATGAAAAACACGTGCAATAGAGAATCATGTTGGATGAAACAACATTGGGCGAAAGAAAATCTGGACAAAAAAGTTAAAAAACATACGTTTGCCCCAACACAACCTAGTATATGGAAAAAAAAGCCAACGGAATGGCTAACAAGTATAGATATATTGAATGTTATGAGACAATATGAGGAGAAACATAATGATTTTGAATTTATAGGACCATCACCAATAGATTTTGATACACATAAAATGCATGGAGAATGCGTATGGGATGAATTGTGTAAATTTTCTTTAAAAAAACAAAAAGATGAAAATAAAAAGAGGATAGGTATAATATTTAATTTAGACCCGCACGACAAACCAGGGAGTCACTGGGTTGCCTGCTTCATAGACATGTATAAAAAAGAAATATATTATTTTGATAGTTATGGGGATAGAACACCAAGCAAAATAAAAACATTTGTAAAAAGAGTAGCAAAAGAATCGAAGTTTTTTGGAAAAAAATATAAATTCAAAGTTAATAAAAGAAGGCATCAATATAGTGATAGTGAGTGTGGAATGTATTGTCTACATTTTATAATTGAAATGGCGAAAGGGTCATCGTTTGAAAAATTTCAGAAAATAAGACATACGGATAAATTAATGAAAAAATTACGAGGAATTTATTTTAATAAAATATAATGATAATAATAGAGACTTTTTATTTATATTTATAAATAATATAAATAAATAATTACATTTTAATAAATATGACTTCGATAGTAACTGCAGAATTAGGAACAAAAGAAAATCCACATTCTTATAAATGGCAACGAACGGACGAAATAATAGGTCATTATTATTTAAATAAAAAAGGCAACCCTGTAAAATGGGATAAAAGGAAGGACTATCAAAGGGAATATCAAAGAATATATAAAAAGCAAAATAAGGTCAAATTGCAGAAATACCGAAGGGAATATCGTAAAAATAATCCAGAAATAAGAAAGAAATGGAGGAAGGAAAATAGGGACGAAATAAAAGAGAGAAAAAAGATATATATGAAGGAATATCAAAAGAAGAATAAGGACAAAATAAAGAAATATAAAAAGGAATATGTGAAGGAAAGATTAAAAACAGATCATGTATTTAAACTAATCATGTACTCCCGAAATAGAGTTTTGGGGGCATTAAAAGCACAAAACGCCGCAAAAAATCAACGAACTATGGAATATATAAATTGTAGTATAGCACATTTATATAATCATATAGAGTGTCAATTTGGTGATAGCGGTATGGATTGGGATAATATGGGGAGAGAGGATGGTGAAGGTGGAAGAGGATGGGAAGTAGACCATAGACGACCTTGTGAAAGTTTTGATTTAAATGATGAAGAGCAAAAGTATATGTGCTTTCATTGGACTAATCTTCAACCTATGTGGGGTCAAGAAAACAGTGAAAAATCAGATAATTATGATCCCAAAACTTTCCGTTATAAATGGATAGATAGAGAAACAGGTTGGGTAGGAATACCAAAATATTTAATGAATAAATAGATTTAATAAAATATAATTTAAAATATAAACAGGTTTATTTAATATATGGACGACGGAAATAAGAGTTTATTATTAGAAGTTATAGGGGAACAGTATAAACATTATAACATTAAACAAAATAATGGTTTTATGGGTTTTTTTAACAACATATATAAATTTTATCAAAGGAACCAAGGGGAATACAAAAATATTCAAGAAATAAATAAAAAAGTTGTTCAGGAAAGTATGGGATTTATAAAAAATAATATAATTCAATATGCTACAAATACTAATACGCAAGAAAGAAGCGATAATATATCATTAAAGCAGGTAGATGCGACAGATTTGCGATACGTAAAGGATGACGAATTTGATATGAAATTGAAAAAGAGAGAGGATGAATTTTCGGGTTTGATGAATTCGGGAAAACCGAATGATATAGATTTTTCATTCGGCAAAGACGATGAGTTACCTGCGGCAGATTTAAATAAATTATTAGGACAAACATTAGCCGATAGAGAACAAGAATTGAAGAGTGTACAAAGAAAATATAATAAGAATGGAATAGATGATGCCGCGAAATGGTTAAAATTAAATGAAGAAGAAAAGGAAAAGGGGAGGGAGAAACTAAAAAGTAAAAAGACGGTAAGTTTTAATATGGATGAATTACCACAGACGGATGATAAAACAGTATCGACATTATTATCAAAATTAAAACCGGTGGATACAAAATCAGGAGATGTGGTTGAATTGTTAAATACAATATTAAATAATCAGAAAGAAATATTGAATTTATTGAAAGGTAAAAAAATAGATGAAGTAGAGAAAAAAGTAGAAGAGCTTATTCAAGAACAGAACTAGTAGGTCTCTTAGCATATCTTTTTAAATTTTTAGAACCGGGTTTATCAGGCAATAAGAATCCGCGTTTTAAACTGGTATGAATATCAAATAAAGCACCTCCATCATTTGGAGATTCTTTATTATCATAATTAATTTGAAATTCTTGTCCATTGATTTCGATGGTGGCGTCAAAAGTTTTTTCAATACGGTCAATATTTTTTTTAAAATAGGAATCTTTTTGTTCGTCGCGATAATATGGAACAGAAGAAAAACTTAAAGAAGCTGGGTCGCCGAAATTATAACACATAACTTGCTCTTTAGTTCTTTTATCAGAAAATAATTTACAATCAATAGAAGAACTTTTAATTTCATTTAAAATTTCAGTATTTAAATTTTTCTTTCTTGTACTAATTTCGTGAAGATATTGGTCGGTAGTGATAGGTTTATTGGTTACTTTACTTTTATCGGCATCCGATATTTCAGTTTCTGTAGATATTTGTGCGGTTTTTGTATTGTTTTTATCCAATTGTGCGGGTGTGAAAGAAGTTAAATATAAATAAGCTTTAACATTTTTATCACCACCTTTTAAATCATTATGACTACAAATACGAACAGCGCGACCAACGACTTGTTGATTTCTTACTGGATGCCAGTAAGGTTCCATCATATGAACGTATCTGGTATTTTTAAGGTCAATACCTTCTGCACCACTTTGAGTAATCATTAAAACCTTTATAAGCTGTCCATAAAAGTTGTTAGGATAAATATCTTTTAACTGTTCCCTTAGAGTTCCGCACTCAGGGGGCAATAAGTCTAAATCGCCATTATAAATAGCACGAATAATTTCTTTTTCGTCGTCACTTTCGGTTCCAGTATAAAAGGCGAATATTTTAGATTCGGCACCCTCTTCTTTCGTGCATTCAAACATATCTTTGGTCATATTAAGTTTCCACAATCCATCTTGTTTTGCTATAGAAAATCTATGCCAACCATGAGCTTTTAACACAAGAGAAAAGATACCAATACCTTCCATATTTCTAAAATTAGAATACAATAAATGCAATCCTCTGTGACGACCATCCTTCATTTTTTTAAAAATTTCAAGGAATTTGGGACTGGTGTGTTTGAGATTTGCTTCTGTGAAATATTCTTTATTTGCTTCTAATTTTGCCCATGCTTCGCTTAATCTATTATGATAACCACTACCCTGTAATTTTTCAATATCCTCTTGTAATTTAGCTTCTTTTTCAAGGTCCATATCTTCTAATGTATTTTGTCCCGATGTGATTTTCTCATTCATAAGTTTATCAAGCATGGTTTCATTAACGCCATCAACTGATTTCACAGTAGGGAAAGGACGTTCAACATCATTAGGGAAAGCATAATTACAAACCATTCTGGACCAAGTTCTGTAATTACCACTTTCTTTATATACCTCGTTGAATTTATTAGCTTTTGCTTTACGTGTAGCTTTTTGTTTATCGTCTTTTCTTTCGCGGATTCTAACTTTTTCATATTCTCCCAATTGGTAATCGCTCATAGGAATAGATATATTTTGTATTTCATCGTATTCGGGCAATAGTGATTCAGAAGCACTTCTAAAATATGAGGTTAATCCTAAAATTCTCCTTTTTAATAAAATATTATTTTTCAATTTTAATGTATTTTTATCTATAAATTTAGATTCAAAATCTTTTTTCTTTTCGGGAAGTGCTGTAAATTTTTGTTTATCTATTTTCGATCCAACTTTAATTCGTATATTAATTCTATTCAATAATGTTTCAATGTGTTTCATAAAGAAATCATCATCTATTTTACCCTGTTCGTTTAATGCGATACCCTGATATTTACCATCTTTATTGGCGCTCGAGAAAAACCCATAAGGATTTTTAGTAACAGTAAGTATTTTTGAATTGGTATTATATTTTACGAAATCAATATATCCAGATTTTTTAAATTTATTTAAGATAAGATTTCGGACTTTTTCTTTACTTTTTTGATTAGTGCGAAGAGTATCTAATTGGAACGTAAATGTAGTAATGTTACCTCTTAACATATTATATAATACGGCGATTTCATTGGGATAATTGATGATGGGGGTTCCTGTTAAAAAAACCACTCTACAATTGTGGGCGTCCTTTAAATATTCATATAATTTGGTTTTGATTGTAGGTGTTTTGGAATCCAATTGATTAACTATGGTGCTTACCATATTATGAACTTCATCTATAACAACAACTTTATTATCAAATGGATTCTTTCTTTTTAAAGGTCCGGATTCTCTTAAAGCCAGACCCTCAAGCATAGCCATTTTTTGTGTGCTCATACCGTTATAGTTATAAAATGAATATTTTTGTTCTATCATAGCATTTATTTGGTCATTTATACTTGCTTTGCTTTGGGTGGATAATTTAAAATAATTAGATTTGTTATTAACATTAACCAACCATGCACCAGGAGGATTGTTTTTTTTGATATAATTAATGGAAAGATTTAAGGCTTTGGATAAAGCCTCTTCCATTTCTTGAACGCCTTCAGTTTCTATAAATTGCCAATACTGATTTAATCTATACAAATCATCACCACATTTTTTTAATTCTTTTTTATAATTATTTTGTAAACTGGCGGGTGTTAAGATAATAACGTTTCTGGTAGTTTTTAATCCTTCGGCAATACCTATAGAACCACACGTTTTACCAGCACCGAGACCGTGATATAACAATAATCCTCTATAAGGACTATAAATGGACATATAATCTTTTATAATTTTTTGATGTGTTAATAAGCCCTTGAATCCACTTTTTAAAGAATCGCAAGATAAAGTTGTTTTATCTTGACCCATTACTTGTGAGCGGTATTCGGCAAAAATAGTGTTTATATAATTAGAAAATTTCTCTCTATTATTTAATACGTAAATAGACGGTTTAATATTATATACGTCTTTATCTTTCGGTAATCTATCTTTAATAGATAATCCACCGTCACTTTGTATTTTAATATCATCCAAATGAACTGTTTCAAATACGATTTCATCTTCTGGTTTTAATTTTTTCTTAGGGAGCACCACAGGCTTAGTCAATTTAATTAGTGATTTACCCTCTTTTGATATTTTTGCTGTTTTTGAAATTTTAGATGTGCTTGGCCCTTCTTTTATATTCTTGAAAACAGAAACATTTACATTTTTTTCAGGCTTATAATTGCGGTCGGATAACATATTGCGGAAATCATCTGGATTAAAATCTTTATCTTTTAAATTTTCTGTTATTTCAATCCCCACAGGCCTTGAAACGCGCACTTTTACTATGTCTCTTTCCACCGGAACTTCTTTTTTTTGTAATCTTTCTAAAATGGATTTTTTATTCATCTATAAAGAATAAATATAAAAAAAACTTTATATATTTATTCAAATGGAAGAAGTTCAAACACGACGACCTAAAAAAAGATCACCAAAAATTAATTCTTTGATGAAAGAGCGTGAAAATAGTCCGAAGAGACAATTAACACCCAAAAGTAAAACTAAAAAAATAGGTGATAAATCACCTGTATTAACACATATTGAAAGGATAGTTATAGAGAAAGTAGATAATGATCCTATTCCACAATTTCAGCTTTATTAAATAACAACCAATGATTCATACGCAATTTTACAAGCGGCTTGTTCTGCCTTCTTTTTAATTTTATGTTTTGAATCTCCAAGAAACAACCAAATTTTATCATTTCCGTTAGCCATATAAATAACAATATCTTCTAAACAATTACCCAAATCTTTTAACGATAAAGAGTCAGCCTTCGTTAATCCGTGTGAATGTTGTCCGATACATAAGAACACCCCCATGTGATAACCATTATCTTCATCCCATTCGCCAATTTCCATATAAATCGGTGTAACCTTAAATGATTTTTGCAGAACAACTTGTAATCTATTTTTATAATTATCATTAATTTTGATTAATGCTGTCCAATCCACATGTTTTTCAAAAATACTTTCAACAAATGTTTGTGCTATTTGGAAACCAGGACCAGTAACAAATACATTTTTAAACCATTCGCCTTCATCTTTAATTGTAATCTTGTTAAAATCTAAAAATAGAGCACCCAAAAATGATTCGAAAAGACATCCTAATTTTTTAAGATTAGTTCTGGTCTTCTTCTCTTCAGCGTTAGCAGACATTATGTAATAATGATTTAACCCCATTTCATAGGCCATTTTACCAATGGATTCGTTTTTAACAAGAGCGATTTTCTTTTCGGTCATAAAACCTTCATTTTCTTTTGGGAAGCGTCTATATAAATAATATTTAGTTATACATTCCAACACGCCATCACCAAGGAATTCTAACCTTTCGTTGGATTTTGTTTTTAACGTCATGCAATCATTTGGTCTATCCGCAATGATTACACCGTTTTCTTCATTCTCCAACTTAGGTCTTTTACAATATGATTTATGTATGAAAGCTCTTCTATACAAATTGAAATTATGAACTTTATCTGGTACGCCATATTTTCTCAAAATATCGCTTACTTGTTTTTCAGTAATTTCTTTGTTATTAGAATTATATGGATTGAAGATAAGTTCTTCATCTTCTTGATTGATGTCTCCATCATTGAGAATTTCTTTATCTATTTTTGCTACCGACATATTGATTTAATAATCAATAAATTTTTAAATCAATTTTAATTAATATTTAGATATATATATATGTCATTTTTAGGAAAAAATCCAAAGAGCGTTTCAATGGGAGAAAAAATAAAAACAGATGCGTTTGATAAAACCGTGGCTGCACTACAAAGAAAAGAAAATGCAAGAGCAAAAAAAGCAGAGGAAGCAAGGGAGCGCAGACACGATGATTTGGGTGGGAAATACGTACCCAACAAATCAAAAAAATTGGCCGGTATTGAAACGCCGGGCGATTCCTCAGGACGAGGAGGTGGCAAGAAAAGAAGAAAATCTCGTAGCAAGAAAAGAAGAAAATCTCGTAGCAAGAAAAGAAGAAAATCTCGTAGCAAGAAAAGAAGGAAATCTCGTCGCAAAAGAAGGAAATCTCGCCGCGTTAAGAAAAGACGTTAATTATTAATAATATTATTATCAATAATTATACACATTTTTTAGTTTCAGTATCAATTTGTTCATCCTCACTTTCACTCTCACTATCTGTTACAGGCGGTAAAGTTGAACGACATGTTATTCTGTCCTCTTCTTGTTCAAATTTTTTATGAACCAAATACATAACACCACATAACACAGCCTCATTTGGAATATTAAAATAACATACGGTTAAAAAGGCGCTCCATACCTTTACAACGTCTTTCTTCCATAGTTCTTTTAAATCACTTCTCATATCATCAAATCCCTGTTGAACAGATTCAACGAGTAAGTTGCAAATAGGCGAATCCTTACATTTATTACATTTATCATAATAAGCCATATTAGTGCAGGGATAACCAAAACAGGGGTTGTCTTCTTCTTTGTCACTAACAATAAATTCATCTTCTTCTTCGGATACTACTACATCATCAAATCCATTTTTTTCAGGGGATTGAAGTTTTGGTGGTAATTCATCATCATCCATTTCGAAAATATTTTCTTCGATATTTTCTTTCATATTTTTATCTTCTTCTTGTTTTTTAGCCCACCACGCACTAAAATAACCATTATTATTTTCTTTTTTTATTTTTATTTGAATCGGTTCGCTCATTATATTTATAACAAACAATTTATTTTTATATTTGTTTTCTAAATGATTTAAATATTCATTATTATAACTTACAAATGATAATAAATGTGGATTATCGCGAAAAGAATTTGTTAAAAAAATTAGAAACATTGAAAGAAAAAAACAAATTTAATAAAATTACAATTACGACATCAAATTTACCTCTTGGTGATATAGTAATATTGAACGACAAAAATGAAGAACAATTAATAATAGAAAGAAAGTCTATAAGTGATTTAGCAGCTTCAATAAAAGATGGAAGATATGCGGAACAAAGTTTCCGTTTGAACAATTACAAATTACACAACCATAATATAGTGTATCTTATTGAGGGAGATATACAAAAGTGGGACGCAACTAAAGGTAAATATACCAAAATTAAAGCAAAAACGTTATATGTGACTATGCATTGTTTGCAATATTATAAAGGGTTTTCGGTGGTTAAAGTGAATAATCTGAATGAAACGGCCGAATATGTTATGAGAGCGGTAGATAAAATGACGAGAGATAAAAAGATTTCTTATTATGATACATCAATGAATAACGTTAGTAATATAAAAGCTTATTGTGAAGTTGTTAATAAGGTAAAAAAGAAAAATATTAGACCAGAAAATATAGGCGAAATAATACTAAGTCAAATACCGGGAATAAGTTCCAAAACATCTTTAACAATAATGGAAAAGTTTGGTTCTTTATATAATTTGTTGGATCAATTAAAAAAAGATCCAAAATGTTTAAATGGAATAACTATAAAAACAACAAAGGGTAATAGAAAGATATCAAATACAACGATAAGAAATATAAGTCAATATTTATTATATCAAAAATCAAATGTGATTAAAATAGAAACATGATATTAATTATAATATGAATAATTAATATAATGGCTACAACGGGGACATTAATGACGGCAAAAAATATTTATGGTTTGGTGAACCCACCACCAGATCCATCTGGAAATGATCCATTAGTGCATCAAACAATCAATTCTGGTGCAACAAATTGGGGTTCTCATATTGATTTATCCAATGCGACTGTTCGTGTAACTACTAATCAAACAATCGCAGGGGATAAAACATTTACAGGAACAGTTATAGCACCTACACCAGTAGAAAGTGATAACACTACAAAAATAGCAACAACAGCTTTTGTGAAAACATGTACTTATAATTTAGTAGATGGTGCTCCAAATTCTTTAAATACTTTGAATGAATTAGCGGCAGCAATTAACGATGATAATAATTTTCATACGACGATGACTACAGCGTTAGCGACTAAACACGTATCTATAACATCATCCGCACGATTGAATGCTAATTTAATAGGAGACAATGGTAATGTGAGCAATACCGAATATGGTTATTTAAATGGTGTAACAAGTGCGATACAAACACAAATCAATAGTAAACAAGCAACTATAACCAATGGCTCAATAACACTACAACAAGTAAACGCATTAGAGTCAATATTAAATTCTAAGGCTCCATTGAACGGTCCTGTTTTCGGGGGTTCGCCAATAGCACCTACGGCAACAGCAGGAACCAATACTACACAATTAGCTACAACTGCTTTTGTAAAAACAGCAGTTGATAATTTAATAGATAGTGCTCCTGGTGCTTTAGATACATTAAATGAATTAGCAGCAGCCATAGGTGATGATGCTAATTATGCTGCTACGGTAACAACAGCATTAGCAGCGAAACATCCGTCAATTACAACATCAGCACGATTGGATGCGAATTTAATAGGTGCGAATGGTGATGTAAGTAATACGGAATATGGATATTTAGATGGTGTTACAAGTGCGATACAAACACAAATCAATAGTAAACAAGCGACGATAACGGATGCAAGTTTAACTATTGCGAGAACGAATGGATTGCAAGCCGCATTGGATTCAAAACAAGCAACTATAACGGATGCAAGTTTAACTATTGCGAGAACAAGTGGGTTACAAGCCGCATTGGATTCAAAACAAGCAACTATAACGGATGCAAGTTTAACTATTGCGAGAACAAGTGGATTACAAGCAGCATTAGATTCAAAACAAGCTACTATAACGGATGCAAGTTTAACTATTGCGAGAACAAGTGGATTACAAGCAGCATTAGATTCAAAACAAGCAACTATTACAACATTAGCACGATTAAATTCTAATTTAATCCATGATGGAAGTGTAGATAATACGGAATTTGGATATTTAGATGGTGTGACAAGTGCGATACAAACGCAAATAGATAGTAAACAAGCAACTATAACGGATGCAAGTTTAACTATTGCGAGAACAAGTGGGTTACAAGCAGCGTTGGATTCAAAACAAGCGACGATAACAGATGGTGATTTAACTATTGCGAGAACAAGTGGATTACAAGCAGCGTTGGATTCAAAACAAGCAACTATAACAGATGGTGATCTAACTATTGCGAGAACAAGTGGATTACAAGCAGCATTAGATTCAAAACAAGGTTCTATTACAACATTAGCACGATTAAATTCTAATTTAATCCATGATGGAAGTGTAGATAATACGGAATTTGGATATTTAAATGGTGTAACAAGTGCGGTACAAACGCAAATAGATAGTAAACAAGCTACTATAACGGATGCAAGTTTAACTATTGCGAGAACAAGTGGATTGCAAGCCGCATTAGATTCAAAACAAGCAACTATAACAGATGGCGATTTAACGATTGCAAGGACAACTGGATTACAAGCAGCGTTGGATTTGAAAGCACCTTTAGCAGCACCAACATTTACTGGAACACCAGCAGCACCAACAGCAACAGCAGGAACCAATACTACACAATTAGCAACAACTGCATTTGTGAAAACGGCGGTTGATAATTTGGTAGATAGTGCTCCTGGAGCTTTAGATACATTAAATGAATTAGCAGCAGCCATAGGTGATGATGCGAATTATGCTGCTACAGTAACAACAGCATTATCAGGAAAACACCCGTCAATTACAACATCAGCACGATTGGATGCGAATTTAATAGGTGCGAATGGTGATGTAAGTAATACGGAATATGGATATTTAGATGGTGTTACAAGTGCGATACAAACACAAATAGATAGTAAACAAGCGACGATAACAGATGCAAGTTTAACTATTGCGAGAACAAGTGGATTACAAACGGCATTGGATTCAAAACAAGCAACTATAACTTCATCGGTAGATGTATCGATGAATAATTTATGGGTTCAAGGTGATATAAGTTGTAATGGTGGAATAGAATTCAAAGGACATATTTTACCACTTGCTCATGAAACTTATGATATAGGTGCGGCGGATAGAAAAATAAGACACCTTTTCCTTTCAGATAATTCGCTATGGATCGGCGATAATCATAAAATAGATATAACAGGTGGCAAAATGAAATTTAAAAAAAGAAAGACCGATATAGTTCCAGCATCAATATTGGCTGCCGGGGGTGATTCTGTTGGAGCTTTGGCTTTTACACCTGGAGTTGGTCAGTTACAAGATATGCAATTGCATCATTGGGAAGAATATGCGAGAACATTAGATGTTGGGGGGAAAGGGATAGGTAATGCGTTATTACAAGATATATTTGTGGGCAATACTGTTGGAGATTGGGAAGAAGATGACGCATTGGATGATGATATTATTATATCAAAAGTTACGGGACTACAAGAAGCTTTAAATGGGAAACAATCAACAATAGCTGATGGCGATTTGACTATTGCGAAAACGAATGGATTGCAAGCGGCATTAGATTCAAAACAAACAACTATAACTTTATCATCGGATATTTCTATGAATAATTTATGGGTAGATGGTGATATAAGTTGTAATGCGATATTGAAGGTGGATGATATTATTGAAAATACATCGGGACACGGAGTAGAAATTGAAAGCGTTTTATTGAAAGATCAGAATGTTACAGCACATACGGTTACTGCTCAAAACTATGCTGTTGGGTCTGTAAATTTTATTTCGGCTTCAAGACAAGGAAATTTCAGGGATTTAGAAGTAAAAGACAGCGGGAATAGTGCTACAATATTATTAACAGGTGATGGTGGTAATATATCTATTGACGGAACATTATCAGCAGATACAATTGGCGAACAAACAAGTGGTTCAGGCGTAACTATTGATAGTGTTTTATTGAAAGACCAGAATGTAACAGCACATACAGTGAGTGCTTCAAATTATGCTGTTGGTGGAACAAATTTTATTTCAGCTTCAAGACAAGGAAATTTCAGGGATTTAGAAGTGAAAGACAGCGGGAATAGTGCTACAATATTATTAACAGGTGATGGTGGTAATATATCTATTGACGGAACATTATCGGCAGATACAATAGGTGAGAAAACAAGTACCTCAGGCGTAACAATAGATGGTGTATTGTTAAAAGATAATGATATTAGTGCGAACGATATTAGTTCAAACGATTTATATGTAGATACGATTAATGAAAGGACGAGTGCATCAGGTGTTACTATAGACGGTGTTTTATTAAAGGACAATAATATAACTTGTACTGATTTAACAGCTTCTGGAACAACAGCAGTTGCGACACAATCAGCAGGAGACAATACAACAAAAATAGCATCAACCGCATTTGTAAAAACGGCGATTGATAATTTAATAGATGGAGCACCGGGAACATTGGATACATTAAAAGAACTATCAACAGCATTAGATAACAATAATAGTTATGCTACAACAATAACTTTACAACTGGCTCAAAAAGCTCCGAAGGCGGATCCAACATTTACCGGGACGCCAGCAGCACCAACAGCAAATAGTGGAACGAATACAACACAATTAGCAACAACAGCTTTTGTTCACACCGCGGTTTCTGGAAAACAAGATACATTAACATCCACGGGTTCGGGCGAAATAATAACGGCAACAGAAAGAACAGATTATACGGATGTTTCTAATAATGCTGTAAGATTAACTGGCGTTCAAACAGTAGCAGGTGCTAAGACATTTAGTAGTGCTGTTACTGTAGGAAATTATACTTTACCTACAGCAGCAGGAACACAGGGACAAGTATTAAAATATCCAGCTAGTGGTTCAACATTAACTTGGGGTTCATCGGGTAGTGGTGGTTCTTCAATAGATAGTACAACAGATGTTAGTATGAATGATTTATGGGTAGCCGGCGATTTAAGTTGTAATTCCGTAAAATTAGGAGGTCATATTATACCAGATACAAATGCTGCCTATGACTTGGGGAATGCCGAATACAAGATTAGGCATCTTTTCCTGAGTGATAATTCATTGTGGATAGGAGATGATCATAAGATAGATATTTCTGGTGGGAAAATGAAATTTAAAAAACGGAAAAAAACAGCGGTTCCGGCGGCTATTACATCGGCGTCTGGTTCCAATTCGGGAGCTTTAACGCACGCCGGACTTTCTAACTTGTCTGATATGAAATTACATCATTGGGAAGCTTATGCACATACATTATCAGGATTGGAGAACGCAAATATACAGGATATATTTTCTCCAAACACAGCTGGAGATTGGGAAGAAGATGAGGAATTGGGCGGGTCAAGTTCAACAACAACAAAACAAGGTCAATTATTGGAAACTCTCACAGGTATATGTGATGGTAGAACAGTTGTAGTGGAAAGTGGAAGTTATACATTTCCCAACGTTACAACAAAGCAAGAAATAAGCAGTCAGACGACATATGAGGATTTAACTGGTAGCAATATTTCATACAAACCACCATCTGGAACAAAACAAATCATTTATAAAATGTTATGTCAAATAGCAAGAGGGGATGGTGGTAGTGGTAATTACGCTGGTATGGCATATAGATTATATATAGATGGGGTTCAATGTGGACAGACGAAACATTGTAATAATATAAATTATCAAGATGGATATATTGAATTTGAATATGTGATTGATATTGGAACAAATGATATGACGAATGGTAAAATATCGAGTTGGACTACAAATAAAACTATAAAATTAATGTGTATTGAAAGGGATAGTTCAGCCGATGCCGCATTACATATTAGTAGTTATAATTCTGAGTATGGTGAATCCAATAGCGAAGTTATGAAGCCTCATTTGGAAATAGTAGCTATAGGAGAAGGAACAGTGGGAGCGGTAAGTAATGCCGTTACTACTTCTGGAGACCAAACAATAGCAGGAACAAAAACTTTCAGTAATGCGATTATATCTGCTTCATATACAACAACGCAACGCGACACATTAACGGGTGTAGCAGGAATGGTAATATTTAATACGACAGTTAATAAACATCAGGGTTACAATGGAAGTAGTTGGAATGATTTTTATTAATTTTATAAAAATATACTTAAAAACTAATCAATATTTGAAAGTATATGTCAGCAGTAGCAGAAAATACCGTAGTTAGCGATCAATCGCCAGTTCAACAAGAACAACCACCACAACAGGGACAACAAGTTAATTTATTGGAATTACCAGTAACAAATGAAAATGAAGCCTTGAATGTAATGGTGAATTTTCTACATTTAGCACAAAGAAGGGGATGTTTTGCAATTGCCGAATCCGCAAAGGTATTCGAATGTGTAAAAATTTTTACAAAACAACAACCTCAACAATAAATATTAATTAATTATTTAATATAATATTTATTCGGTTTCTTCGGGGATAGTAGGTCTTTTATCAATAGGTTCTCTTGTACGACCTTTAAATTTTCCAGAAAGAATGGCTTTGTGCGTAGTTTCATGTCCGCCCCAATTTTTAGACATTGGGTCTTCAACATATTCAACTTCGTCCAAAGGAGTTTTTAACCCAATGTATTGGTCCTGTCCGTCAAACCCAGCAAATTGATTTTGATTAAATGGTGGGTCATCCCTATTTGCGTCAGTTAATAAAGCTTTAACCGGTTCGCCCTTTTTACCTGGCTTGGTTAAGTTAAGTCCTCCTTGGGGTTCGAGGGGATTTGCGAGCAATTTGTAACCAGCCCTATTTTGTGCGTCGTATGTTTCTTGAAAATATAAAACAGGACATGTTATTCCTTGTGATTTTTGAAATTTAAAATAATTTTCGTATTCTTCTAAATTATTAAAAATAACAGGATTTACTCCAGGAACTCTTGATGTTCTGGTATTTATTAAATGGAATTTTTCACCTTTTCTTACAAGCATATTTGGGCAAGAATTTATTTCGAATGGTTCATAAAAAGATTCAGATTTTTGCGTTAAACAAAATACCATTCCAAGAATAAATGCAATAATAATAAATGTTACTTTCATATATTAATTATCAAGATAATATTATCTCAATAATTAATATAATGTTCATAAAAACATATGAAATAGATGATAATAATTTGAACGAATTCAATTCTAATGTAAGAGAAGGTGCTGGTATGGTTGCTTATACTGCTGATTGGTGTGGTCATTGTAAAAGATTAAAACCACATTGGGATTCGTTTCAAAAGAAATGCGATGGAAAGAAATGTAAAAATCCCGTTACTATAGGACACTGTGATGTACCAAAATATCAAAATTCAGCACATTACGCTGAAAATATTCAAAGCTTTCCTACTATAGTTGGGTTTAAAAACGGAAGGGCAGTTCATACATTTACACCTGAGGATGGAAACAGAGAGAATCCTAAAGATTTAGAAAGATTTTTGAAAAAGGTTATAGGGGAATCAAAAAAGATCAAGAAACATAGAGGTACAAAGAAAAAGAAGAAGAAGAGTAAAAAAAAGAAGAGTAAAAAAAAGAAGAAGAAGAAAAAGAAAAGGACACAGAGAAGAAGTAAAAGAAAAAATAGAAAGATAAGAAAAAAGATTACTAAGTTGATAGGAAAGCTCGGATACTAAACAATGGTGCAGCAGTGAAGGCTTGTGAAAGACTATCAAAAAGAGCTGGTTTATTACCTTCAATTTTGTGTCCTATAAATTGCATAGTCCAACTAAATACGAAGATATAAAAAGCTAGAAGATATTTTCTTGGTATATTATCATTAATATAATAATATGCACATTCAATCCAAGTAAAATATACAAGCATAAGAAATCCTTCTTGCCATCCATAGGTAAAATAATAAATAACATAAATATTGCTTAATAGGCGACCCACTCGAAATTTCATTTTTTCTCTTAATCCGGGCCAATTTAACCAAGGTTGTCCAATATATACTTCACTAAGGAATATACGAATAGAAAGAACAATCAAAGGAATAAAAATCATATGAATAATTTTATTCCAAAAGTTCTGATGATAATGGTTATAGAATTCTAAAGGGGATTTACAATCACACATTAAATAAATATTTTAATTATGTTTAAATGACTTTAAAATATTTATTAAATCAACGACGTCTTCTACGCTTTTTCTTTGTACGTCTTCTTTTTCTATTCTTTTTTTTCCTTGTTCTTTTTCTTTTACGCGTTCTGGTTCTTTTCTTTTTTCTACGAGTTTTTCTTCCACCAGTGTATGGAAGGGCTCGTATAGAAGCGAATTGTTTTGCTGCTTCTTTGCTGGCCCTGTCACCAGTTCCTGTTATTCCTGGATAATTTTTTGGATAAGTTAAAGGGCTTGTTGGACGTAGCTTAGGCGGTATTTTTGGTCCTCTATATGCTAAGAAAGAGGGTGGATTGATTTCATCAAATATTACAGGAGTCAATGCACCAGTATATCTGGGTGTCTTGTCGTCCTTAATTCTAATATTTCCATCTTCCCCTGAATTAAAATATTTTTCATGTGAAACAGTAAGTGGGCTTAACCTGAATGGATTTTCGTTTAGTTTTTGTTTATTGACATAATGTCGTAGTCCTTGTTCGGTTTCTTCTCTTGCACCTGGTTTTCTTAAATTTTTGGGTATTGGGTTGGCTACCGTTGTTCCTGGTCCAGCACGGACGTTGCGACGTGATGGTTTCTGTGGAGATTTTTTCTTCTTTGGAGGCATATTATATAATATATAGTTATACTAAATTATTTAATCCGTATCACTATCACTATCACTATCACTATCACTATCCTCGCTTTCATAAAAATCATCGTTTTCCATATTATCTATATGTTTTTTCATAATTTTCTCAATATCACTAACAGGTGTGAAATTATTCCATTTATCATAAATATCATTCATATTACGACACAACGCACAATCGCAAGAACTATTCTTGAAATCCATAACTTCGGAATCATCCAAAACATAAGATTCATCAAATTTATCATCGTCATCCATATTATCTTCAATATCTTTTTTTATTTTAAGAATTTCTTCCATTTCGTTACCTCTTTTACCAAATAGAAAGACTTCCATAATAAGTCCTCGTTTAATATCTTCTTTTGTAATAGCGTTTCTTCCTGAATGTCTAACATAATGTGACGCGGTATTTAATGCGTTTTCACTAAAGTGGCATATAGTGGCGACGATATTCATTTTATCATCTGTATTGTCTTCAATAATATTATTGAAACCAGTTTTCATAACGGGCGGTGCGGACATATATATATATATATTTGAGGGAAAGAATGTTTAA